CCGTTGCCATCTTCTTTTAGCATTTGCGGAACACCCAAAGGCTGTGATGTGTTATGATTAAGCAGGTGCTTTATTCGTGGTTGCACTGAACCGGGGCCCTGCTCTTTAATTGTTTTTGAAAATGCACCAGGCATGATAATATCCCGATCAGCATCCAAGGTATTGAAACTTGCGGCATAACCAGTAACGATACCCTGCTTCACATCCATATCTTTAATGGAAGCGGTAAGGAAATGCGGCTGTTTGTGATTGTATGTACTCATTTCACAGTAAAGTTAAACAAATTTGCAACAATGTTGCAAAAATATTTTTTTTATAAAAAAAACCGGTATTTTAACCGGTCTGTAAAAATATTTAATCTTCAATCGGAATAAAGGCAATAGCACACCGGCAGTTGCATACTTCCGAGGCACCGCCATCTTTATCGCCGGGGTATTGCATTAATGAATCACCAACCTCAAAAGTATCATCTATGCCAACCACTGCATTATCAACCTCCTGGTGATGCAGCCGGGTACGGTTATCCCTTGCAGCAATCCATATTTTGTTTAACGGCAGGCCGGATAGCTTTGCGTTCTGTATGGCAGCGGCATTGGCAGCCCCAACCGTTTCAGTACGGGCAATTAGCCTGGCACGTTTGGCGGTAAAGTCAGGTGCAACCAATTTATCTACAATTTTATCAAAACCCCAGCCTTCAAGTGCGGCATCGGATAAAACTTCCTGTATTAACCTTATTGTGGTTTGCGTTATATTTTCGGCATCGTTTAATAAATCAAAACTAAAATATTGCCGCATGAAGTTCACAATCGTTTCACTAAAACCCATTTGCCCACCGGCTTTCTTTTGAAAATCATTGCGGGTATGCTTTGCCCAGTTAAGGCCGGTCTGTATGTACAATTCCATAAGTACTTCATACAACTTACCAGACCTTACATATACGGTATCTTTGTTTTTTATGTATGCCTGCACCTGTTCTTTTAACGCTGCATTTATTTTTGGTAAATACATATTTTCATACCGCATTTGAAACCGGTGAAACTTTAACCAATATTGCTCTTTTTCAGTACGGTTCATGCTGCTTGTATTCTGTGCGTGGTTCAAATGTTTGTGTTAAGGATAGCCCCCGGATAAGTTCTTCAACCTGCATCCTGATCTGAATGCGCTGATACATCTGCTGCTTGCGCTTCGTTTCACATTTAGGATCCAGCGGTATGTTATCCTCAACTATCTTCTTTATCCGGTTTTCCGTAGTCATCTGCTTCGTCTTTTATAGGTTCAACTTCAATGTTTAAATCATCTGCAAATTTGTACCCGGTCTTTATAAGTAGCTTGTCAGCCATCGGATCGGTGCTTTCATCCTGACCCATTGATACCCTCATTTCGTTTATCACAATAGCCGGTAATGCTGCCCAAGCACGAGCCTTTTCTTCCATGTTCTCCTGCATTTCCGGTATGCTGCCAATATCAGGCTTAACACATTTGTTATCCCCAAACACATCAACAGTACCCTTTGTAATTGCATTACACATACGGATAAGGTTCGGGATAATTGCGTTGGTGTACATATCCTTGCGCATCTCCTTCACGTTACTTTCTGTACTGGCTTTTTTGTTGTTAAACAAAACAGATGAAATACTGAAGGCGTTGCAAATCTTATCAAAGTCAACATCACCCATAACAAGCGCATCCAGTTCAACTAATGACAGCCCAAGTTGTATTACACCCATTTCACCGGCGGCAAAGTACGGCGCACCTTTATTATCTGAATTACGCAGGAAGCGGCTGAAATTGTCTTTGTGCTGCCCCATTACGGTTACCTCATTATTTAACGCTGCACCGCCGCTGCCCCTGTCCTGATCAATGCCGGGGGTTTTATCATATACAATGGAAGGCACACCGCCGTTTTGCATCTGTGAAACTGAAGCGGACATATTTGCCTGCAAACGGGTTAACCTTTGAGCCAGTGCCTTTAATGGCGACATACCCCGGTGGCGTTCATTATACCGGGTTGTAGGGTTGAAATATTTTGCATAAATAACCTCCGAGGCATCAAGTGTAAAAGTGGTTTGTGTGTCCTGGTATCTGTACCCAATTATAGGGTTTGGAAATACATCACTTAAAATCACAGTCATAAATGCAGGGTGCATGAACGGTGTTTTTAGTTTTGTTTTTTCAGGCCCGAATTTCACACGGTCTTTAAACATAAACACTTCACCCGTTAAATACAACCATGTGTACATTATTTCCTTTTCCTCCAGCGTTAAGGTTCGCACATAAGCACACAGCGGATCTGTTGGCGGCAGTTCCTCATTATTTAGTTCATTGTAGCACTTCAAATCAACTTGTGCTGATGAAGTTGCAAGGCGTGAAACAACGGCATACACATCATCAAATATAACATAGGCATCAATTTCCTTAACTGCCTGCCAGTTGGGAAAAATCATTGTCCTTATGCTTTCTATTGATTGGCCCCGGTTAAAGGTTTGTAGGGCTTTTATGCTGCCCAGCAGTTGCTGGTTTTGTTGTTTTAATGCTTTGATGCCAAAAATATCCATTGTTTAATATTTAATATATTGCTGCCCGAAAAGCCACTTTCGGCTTTAACTCAAAATATTCCCTCATCATAATCGTATCTGAAAAATCGGGGCTTCTGCCAATCAATTCTTTTATTTTATCTTTTGGCACCACACCTTTTTTCATATCACTATCAAGTGATTTTTGCTTCACTTGTTCAAGTTCTTCAATTATCCATTGCTTAATTTCCTCAGTTTCACATTGTAAATATAAACCGTTTTTGTTAATTCTTTCAGCAATTTTAAAATAGCACTGACTTTTGAGGTTATCAAAGTTCTCCGCAATCGGGTTTCCTTTGTCATCTAACCGGCCCCCAGGTGCAGCTAATGCTCGGCTATTGTTGACAAATCCTTTCACGCCCAGCATATCAACAGGGCCGCCGCCCATGCCATCACTATCGAGTAGTGTGTTACTTCTACCGGTGCTGTTGCGTGTCATTGCAGCGGCTATGTAGGTAGTTGTAACATCAAGTGTTTGTTTTGTGTAATACTTTACTTTGCCCCGCCAGCCGTTCCATTCAATGACTACAATCTTATCACCGCCAAGCCGGGCAATATCGGCGGTTATGTAATGATCACCCTCTTCAACATGGGTATTGCTGAAAATATCAAGTATCTTATCGTACTGAATAAGTGCAGCCGGATCATCATCATACTCCCAGTTACCATGCAGCAAACGCTGCTTTTCGTTTTGGGATAATGACTGGTCAAGCTGCTCAAAATAACCTTTGTCAATCATTTTGTTATCTTGTATAAAAGCCTGTATAAATTTTTGATGTGGCTTTAATGTGCCGTTTCTGAATGGTACATAGTAATCACGATAAGTGTAGTTTTTGGAAGGGTTACCGGTTTGCAACAGTTTGCGCACCAAATTATACTGGTCATTTTTCCAGCGGCCAATGGAGGCTGCTAAGTTGTTTTTTGCGGGCAGATCAAACTCCCCAGCCTCCTCAATAAAGCCCCGTGTAAATTCCATTGAGCCAAACCGTTCATATAACGGATCGGAAGGCATATAAGATGCTTCTAAAAAAAGTATTTTACTTCCGTTTTTACATTCAAAAAAATTATCCTGCCCATTAAACTTTGCGTATTTGTTTTGGTCAATGCCCCACGAATTGAAAACTTTACTAATTGTTGGCAGGGTAAATTTGCGCAGGTCGTTTAGTTTTTTCCGGGCAATAAAATAACGGGTATCAGGATATGAAAGCGCATCCCCGAAAATAAGGTTAATACCTGTAAATGATTTTGCGCCGCCCTTTGCGCCGCCGTAATAAATATCCGTAATGGTATCATCTGCCCAAGCACGGCCGCACTCCTTTTGCTTTTCGTTGCCGTGGGTATCAAAATCTAATATAAGTGGTTTAGATTTCAACTTTATCGGTTACGTTCATAAGTACAAACCCTATTTGTTGGTATGTTTGCCAATCTGCTTTAACAGGTACACCAACCCCCTTTTCTTTACTGTCCTTTTTAATTAGCATACAGCCGTTATCAATATTGAATGTTTTATATTTTATACCCGGATAGTTTTTTATGGTCATTGCCCATTTGTAAACATCCCCCCACCATTGTTTTGTTTCCCGTGGTACTTTCGCCCCGGCTTCATTTTCCGGCAGTACATCATGTATCACAATAAAGCCGTTATCATTCAGACAGCGTAATGAATTTTCAAAATCCCTTTGCACCTGGTCAGCATGGTGCAGGCCGTCGATAAAGATTAGGTCAAAGGTTGTAGTAAACTGACTTTTAAAATACTCATCACTTGTAGTTTTGTAAACAAAATCTGCTGTTACCTCAGGATCAACCCCTACCTTGTACTCAGCCTTTATCTTATCAAAATTATTTGCCGGGTTCTGCACCCCTATTTCCAAATAGCTTTTCAGATTGTACTTTTCAATCAGTGCATTAAGCAGTTGTGTGTGGTGTGTTATCAATGTCTTAAATGTTTATGCTTTGTATAAATAAATTCCTTGCTTTGTGTGTAATCCCAACGGTATGTGTTTATCCACGGTATGCGGTATGATACATAGGCAAAGGATAATTGATCCCGGACCGACTGCTCACTCAATTCCTTCCACCACGCTTCATGCAATTTAATGTTTTCTGTTGTATTTTCCCTTAACATAATACCGGAGGTTATTATACCGGTATTCTGTGGGAATAGCATTTGCTTGTAGCGTTGTTCCTGTAATATTACTTTGCCGTTATCACCCCGATTGTTTACAATACAACTTCTACATTCAGCATAAATATCAGTGCGCAAAGGATGCTTTGCAGCGGCAAATGGTGTAACAAACCTTTCGGCCCACCAATCGTTCAGGTCTTTTTTGATGTAAAATGAAGCGTCAATCCACATGGAATACTGCCAATCAATCCAACCCATTATTTTACACCAACGGGCAGTACGTTGCGGCGTATCAATAACTTTCATTTGTATAATCTCCCAAACATCGGATTGTAATGGCTGGTCTGTAAAACAAACATACCGCCAGCCGGGTGTAACCGGTTGCGGTTCTTTAAGTTCTTCGTAATCGCTGAAGATTGCCGTGTAACAAACTTTACTTTGATTGCTCATGATCCAGGGGGTTAAACGGTTTATAAACTGCCATCCAATGTTCAATCATTTCATCCAATGTTTGCTCAGTGGTGTATTTCGGTTGCCAACCCAATGCCCGTATTTTGCTACTATCCCCTTTGAGGTAGTCAAGTTCCTGCGGGCGGTTGTAAGCATCTGTATTTTTAACCCCCGGCGGTAACCCTAATTTATTATAAACGTAATGTAATATTTGTTCAATGCTCCACGTTTCACCCGTTGCCACTACCCAATCATCAGCATCAGGCTGTTGCAACATTAGGTGCATGGCACG